GGATATTATAAGTGTAAATACGTTGATTTTGGCGATTATAAGGACGCTAACGAGGTTTTAGTTCAAAAAGGTAGTGAAACGTTAAGGAATATTCTAAAAGAGGCTAAGGACTTCCCGCTTGAGGGAATATTAAATATAAATGATATTTGGCAAAATGTACTTAATTACAATGAGAACGGTATTAAAAATTATAACATCTCTTTAGGCGATTCAAACGACTTTTTTAACGTTTGTCTTGGCGAGTGGTCGGTTATAACGGGAATACCTAACTCGGGAAAGTCGGACGTTGTTGACCAAATATGTTGCAACTTAGCTTTAAAACATAGTTTTAGAATTGGAATGTTTGCTCCCGAATCGTTTCCATACGAGGGACATATAAAAAGAATAGCCAATAAATTAAATGAAAAGAATTGCAATACCGATGATTTAAATAATTCAAAGTCGTTTATTGAGGACCATTTTTATTTTGTTAAAATAGATTTAGAAAACTTAACCCTTAAAAACATATTACAACAATTTAAAGACTTAGTATTTCAAAAAGGTATTAATATAGTTGTTATTGACCCTTATAATATGCTTGACCATTCGGCACAAAGGGACCATTCTTACGTTGGGAAAATATTGTCCGAAATAACGCAATTTTGTCAGCAAACCAATACACATTTATTTTTGGTTGCTCATCCTCGTAAAATGGATATTGATAGCGGGAAGTATCGAGTTCCAACTCCTTACGATATATCAGGCTCAAGCGACTTTTTTAATAAGGCTTATAATTGTTTGACGGTTTATAGAAACATAGGTCAACCTTGTGAGTTTGGGTCGGATACCGTTTCGGTATATGTACAAAAGGTAAAACGTAAAGAAAACGGTAAACAAGGCGATTTTATGGTTGCTCCTGACTTTAAAAATGGGGGTTGTTATAAATGGCTTAATAAAGACAAACAAAGATTTGAAGTAATTAAAGACCAAATACCATTTTAAATAATATTTACGATAATTTTATTTTATACCTTTACAATAAATTATCAAATGTTTGAAGTTCGATTTTTTCCAATCTATGGTTTTGCAATAGGAATTAATTATTGGGACTCGACAATGGATGACACTTACGATAATACAATTGAAACGACTCACATGATACAATTGTTTTTTACTTTGTTCGGTATGTCGTTTATTTGGTATAAAGACAATTAATTTTAATTATGGCATACGACCCCAAAGAACTAGAGAAAAAGGCTATAAAGGCTATTAAAACGCATAAGCTGATGTTTATTGAGCATCTGATTGCTTATTTACCATGTTCAAAAGGTACTTTTTATGATTTAAAATTGCACGAATTGGACACCTTAAAAAAAGAGATTGAGCTGATGAGAATATCACGCAAGACTAAAATGTTGTCTAATTGGATTGATAGTGAGACCCCATCCTTACAAATTGCAGCAATGAAAATGATTAGCGAGGAACACGAAGCTCATCGTCTTAATGGTTCAAGACAAGAGATTAAACATAAAGGCGGGGTTAAATCAACTTTAATCGAATGGAAACCAGCGAAAGACAAGAAGTAAGTCAGTATTTAAATAAACAGTTTTATCAAATACATGAGTCAAAGGCTAGGTTTCGTGTACAACAGGGAGGAACTAGGTCGGGTAAGACTTGGGCTTGTTGTCAATATATTGCCTTTTTACTTACCGAATCATCAAAGCCTTTAGTTATATCAATTATAAGAAAAACATTACCAGCGTTAAAGGGTTCTGTTCAAAGAGACTTTCTGCAAATATTACAAGAGACGGGGATTTATTGGAATGGTAATCATAACAAGGCGGAAAATACATTTAAATATTATGACGGGGAAAATGAAGTGGAACACTTGGTTGAGTTTTTAAGTGTTGACGAACCGCAAAAGATTAGAGGTCGTAAACGTAATATTGCTTTACTTGAGGAAACAAACGAATTATTATTAGAGGACTTTCGTCAAATCAATATGAGAACAACCGATTTTATTATAATGACTTTTAACCCTAGTGACCCCGTTCATTGGATTTATGATGAGATAATCCCTCGAAACGATTGCGATGTTTGGATTACAACCTATAAAGACAATATGTATTTAAGTCCCGAGTTAATAAAAGAAATCGAACGAATGAAAGAGAGAGACCATGATTATTGGAGGGTATATGGAGAGGGTCAAAGGGCGGTATTATCAAGACGACAGATATACAACAATTGGAAGTTTATTGATTATAAAGATTTCCCAACGGTTGATTATGTTTATTTAGGTCTTGACTTTGGATTTTCTAACGACCCGTTAGCTATCTGCGAAGTTAGAAAGGTAAATGATAAATTATACGTTCATGAGATATGCTATAAAAAAGGAATGACGAATCAAGATACCGCAACATTTTTATTTGATAAGGGTTACGGTGATACTTTAGTTTATTATGATAGTGCCGAACCAAAGTCAGGAGAGGAACTAAGACGATTAAATATAATGGCAAAACCAGCTATAAAGGGACAAGGCTCAATTAATGCTGGAATAAGTCTAATAAAAGAATTTGACGTTTATTTATCTAACGAATCAAAGAACTTTATTGATGAATATCATTCTTATTATTGGCACGAATTAAAGGACGGGACTATTATTAATAAGCCTATGGACCGTATGAATCACTTACACGATGCTTTAAGATATTGCGTTTATAGTGTGTATTCTAAACGAAATGATTTCTTTGTAATTTAATTCTTACTTTTGTATAATAAATTCTTATAAGTAAATGGCATCACTTTTAAACCGATTCAGAAAATTAGTTTTTAAAAACAATCAAAAAACAAATATTGACTTTAATAAAGCGATATACAATTATTTAGGTAATTCAATCGTAAGCTCAGAGGAAAACGATAATAGTTACATCGACAAAGGTTATAGATTTAATTCAACAATCTATTCAATAATAAATTTAATTTCTAAGGCAGCGACTACAATACCGTTTCAAGTTTATGAAATACAAAACGCAAATGATTTAAAAAGATATAAGTCATTAACAAATGGAGACTTTAATACTACATCTTTACACAACGCAAAAATATTACAAAAGAAAGCCTTAGTTGAGCTTGACAATACAGAACTACATCAATTACTCGAAAGACCAAACCCCGCCCAATCGTTCAATACTTTTATAAGTGAAATACTTGCATTTGGTTTATTAACGGGAAACCGTTATATCTATGGCATTGGTCCTGACACTGGGGTCAATCAAAACAAATATAAGGAGCTTTATGTGTTGCCTAGCCAAGTAATGCAAATCGAGTCGGGAGGTATAATGGACCCAGTTAAAGAATATTCATTGGAATACAACGGGATTTATAAAATACCAGCCGAGCAAATACTTCATATAAAAGACTTTAATCCTTATTATGACGGAACGGGTTCTCATTTATACGGTATGTCACCTCTAAAAGCGGGACTAAGAACAATGGACGCAAACAACGAGGCATTGACTACGGGTCTTAAATACTTACAAAATCAAACCGCAAGGGGTGTATTGATGTCTGACGAGGGTGATTTAAACGAAGTACAAGCGAGACAATTAAAAGATAAATTCAAACAACAATACCAAGGGTCTAAAAATGCGGGGGATGTAGTGGTCACGCCTAAGAAACTATCTTGGATTAATTTTGGTCTTAACGCTAGTGATTTATCACTTATAGAACAATACAAGGCATCAATCAAAGATTTATGTAATATCTACAATGTCCCCGTTCAATTATTAAACAATACCGACTCATCGACTTACAACAATCAAAAAGAAGCTAAAAAAGCATTGTATCAAAATGCGGTAATTCCTCAAATGGTAAAAATTAGAGAGGAGCTTAATCGTTGGTTAACGCCTCAATATGGCAATAATTTATTTATTGATTTTGATTTTACCGTAGTCCCTGAGTTACAAGAGGAGATGGACAAGGTCGTTGGTCAAATGACTCAAGCGTGGTGGTTAACGCCTAACGAAAAAAGGAGTGCCATGTCATACGGGGTTGATGAGGACAATATGCAAATGGACGATTATTATGTACCCGCAAATTTATTACCCCTTGGACTTAATGACGTTCCCGAACAACCAGTTGAGCAATTGAATATTGATGTTGGCGGTTTATTATCTAAAAGTAAAATAAGACGAGACGTATATACAACACAAGAGGAGGCAGCGGATAGGGCTAAAGAGATTGGATGCGTTGGAACTCATTCCCACGATGAGAATGGTAATAAAATTTATATGCCTTGTAAAACGCATGACGATTATATTTCGGCAACGGGTCGCAATGTTTATGCTTATGACCCCGACAAAGAAAAAGATAATTACATTGACAAACCCGTCAAGCCAAATAGTGCGGTTGAACAAGGGTTAAAAAATAAAGTTGAGGACCATAACGAAAAATATGGAGACGACCCAACAAAAAAAACAACGTTAAGAACTTTGCAAACGGTTTTTAATAGGGGTATTGGTGCTTATAGAACCAATCCTCAAAGCGTTAGACCTTCGGTAAGCTCAGAGGACCAATGGGCGTATGCAAGAGTTAATTCTTTTTTATATGCCTTAGGCAAAGGTAAATTCAGAGGTGGTAAACATGACACAGATTTATTTCCAAAAGGTCACCCGCTTTCAAGTAAGAAGTCAGAAAAACAAGAAAGTTATTCCGATTACCCGCAAGGGGCAACAAATAACGCTAAAAGAATGTTAGATTTTATTGACAAATACGGGCGTGATGTTGTAAGGGGCGGAACTAAAGTCGGTTTAGAGAGAGCAAATCAACTGGCAAAAAGAGAGCCTATTAGTTTAGATACCGTAAAAAGAACTTATAGTTTTTTATCTAGGCATAAAGATAATGCGGTAATTGAGGACCAATACAGAGGCGAACCATATAAGGACAGAGGATATGTCGCATATAATTTATGGGGTGGCAAAATTATGTTTAATTATGTCAAAAAAATCTCTGAGAATGAATAATGGAACTAAAAAAAATAAAAGATAATTGGTTAACCGAGTTCACGAAACAACTCAATATTGGCGAACGCAAAGAGGTTAACAATACATTTAATTATTATTTCAAAGAATATCAAAAGGCAATAGAAGTATTTCAAAGTCAAAATAAGATTACTGGTTTTGAAAATCTATTTAAAATAAATGATATTACAAATATTTATATTACTACCTATGTTAATATAGGTCTAAGATTTGCCAATTGGTATGCTAAAAACTTTGAGAAGTTTATTACTAAGAATATAAACCCAAACGATTACAACGATATTTGGGAGCAACAATTCGCAACCGTTGGAAGTCAAGTTGCGGGGCAAAGGGTTGTATCTGTCCAAGGAACTGCAAAAAAAACATTAACGACAACTTTACAAAAATTTATGAAAGACCCCGAGTTTATGTCATTAAACGAAAGGCAAGCTCAAAGGATTTTAAGAAGTCGATTCAATCAAATATCAAAATATCAAGCCCAAAGGATAATAAGAACCGAAGCGACAAACGCTGCGAACTTTGCAACGTTGCAATCGTCAACCGATATATTTGGAAAAGAACAAATGCAAAAAGAATGGATTTCCGCCTTAGATGAAAGGACAAGGGCGACCCATGCTGCGGCTCATGGTCAAATCGTTGACTTTGATAAAAAGTTTAACGTTGGCGGTGAAATGCTAAATCATGCGGGAGACCCCGCTGGGAGTGCTAGAAATGTTGTCAATTGTAGATGTACGGTTGCACCGTTTCCAAAACCAGCAGCGGAGGCAATTTCGGAAATATCAAACATTAATATTGCTCCTCCATTAGCAAGACAAAATCCATTAATTAAACCTCCAAACGTTCCAAAACCAATCGCAGTCCCAAAACCAAAAATAATTGATGACATTGATTCAAACAGACCAAAATATTACCCAAAAGAAATCGACGAATTAAAACAACAAGGTTTTTTAATAGATGACGAGGCAATGAAAATAACAGAACTTTTAAAATCACCAATAAAAATAAAATTAAAACAAAGGGGAGGGAGTTTTGCAAGAGCAAATACGATTGAAATAAACATAAAACAACACAAATCTAAATATATGATTAATAATATTTTAGTACACGAGATAGGTCATACCGTTCATAATCAAAATCTATGGGCGAATATTGGGATTGGGAAAGTTGTTGTTGACAAAGATGTAAAAATATTATTTGATAAATTAAGAAAACAATTAGGTCATAGACAAAGTTTTGCAATTCAAAGAGAAAAATTAAAACCTTATAGAAAATTGACTGACAGAGAGGAATTAATTAAACTCAAAAAAGTGTTTCCAAAAACAGATTCCAAAGATTTGCTATACCAGCGTTTAGATGTTGCTGATTTCTTTGGAGCTTTAACAAAAAATAAAGTCGGTATGGGTCATACTACCAGTTATTATACTAGACGAGGTTTATACGGTCAATATGCTGAATTTATAGCTCATTGTTTTGAAAACTATTATCATGGAAATAAAGTCTTTAAATATTATTATCCAAAAATATATAAAGAAAGTATAGAATTAGTAAAAAAATTAATAAATAAAAAAATTGACTAATGATTGAGAAATTTTACAAATTAATTGATGAATACAAAAAACAACATCCAAACGCTGAATCACCCGAAAACTGGATGATGCAATTTGACTTGGAGACTTTGATTGAAATGTTAGAAAATGCTAATGGGAAACAAATCTCAGTTATTGAAACTCCTGAGCAAGATGACGGAGGAATTTTAATATATATTTAATTTAATATCTTTGTATTATGAATAAAATTATATATAAACAATCCCCTATTGGTGAGCTAATAGATGCGGACGAAAAAAGCGGAATCGTAAAGGGTTACGGTTCTGTATTTGGAAACGTTGATTCTGACGGTGACATAATTAATAAAGGTGCTTACACAAAGACCATAAAGGAAAACGGTAGGCGTGTAAAATATTTATATCAACATGACATGGATAAGCCTCTCGGGAAAATGGTTGATTTATATGAAGATGAAAAAGGATTAATCTTTGAGGCATCAATACCCAAAACGCAATTAGGAACGGACGTTATGGAGCTTATGAAGGCGGGGGTTATTACAGAAAATAGCGTTGGTATTTTACCAATCACAAAAGAAATAATTGGAGATAATAGACATATTAACGAGGTAAAACTATTTGAAATTTCGGCGGTTACTTTGGCAGCAAATGACCAAGCCATGATTTTAGATGTCAAAGGCAATATTGACCGAGACAAAGTTTTAAAACGTTATGATAAAATCTCTAAATTAATTCGTAAAGGAAATATTTCGGACGACTTGGGTTTTGCCCTTGAAGCTGAAATACTAAAACTTAAATCAATTTTTAATGATTCTATCACTTTGCCGACTGATATTGAAGTCACAAAGCCGAGACAAATAAAAAATGAGGAAAGTGAAATTTTAAATTATTTGTTTAATGTTCTAAAAAAATAAAAATTATGGACGAAAATATTAAAAATCAACTTGACCAAATCGGTAATATAGTTGATGAGAAAATTGAGAAAGCGTTTAAATCTTCACAAGATAACGCTAAAGGTGAGATTGAGGAGTCGTTGAAAAGCGAAATCAAAAATCTTACTAATGATTTCTTGGCTAAAAATGAGGACGCAACTAAAAGAATGGACGCAATTGAAATAAATGCGAAAAAATCTGCTGACTCTAAAAAGCCAATGAATCTTAAAACTGCGTTAAAAGACGCTATTGACGGAGGTGCTATTGACGGACTTAAAAAAGGAAACTCAAGAGCTGCGTCATTTGAAATTAAGGCGGATATGACAACGGGTGCGGACTTTACGGGCGAAGTAATCGCAGCGACTAGAGTTGCGGGGATTAAGTATGACCCTTCTAGTCCCGTTCATGTTAGAGATATGGTGCCAGTTGGGACTACAAACTCTGACGTTGTTAGATATGTGACGGAAAGTGCTTATACGCAAGGAGGAGCAGCAACCGCTGAGGGTTCTGCTTTAGGTCAAACAGACTTTAACCTTACTGCATCAACTGCTAACGTTGAATTACTTGGGACTTACCTAAGAATTTCAAGACAGATGATGGAGGATACTGAGCAACTTACGTCTTATATATCGGCTAGAATACCATCTAAATTAATGGCGGTAGAAGATGACCAAGTATTAGGCGGTAACGGTGTTGCCCCGAATCTACATGGACTTAGAAACACTGCGACAATTTGGTCAAATGCTGCCTCAGGTTATGCTGCGGGAGTTATCACAAATCCACAAAATTTTGACGTTTTAATAACTGCAAAAAACCAAGTGGAAAAAGCTAACTACAAGGCGAGTCATATTTTGATGCACCCGACAGATTTCAACAAGTTGTTATCTACTAAAGACGGTGACTCAAGATATATCAAAGACCAAGTTTATCAGGGACTAGCTCCTAGCTTTGCTGGTATTCCAATTGTTACGAATACTAACTTTGCTGAGGGTGAATTTATCTTAGGTGATTTCGGTCAAGCTGCTCAACTTTGGGTTAGAGAAAATGCTGGAGTTGAAATGTTCGAGCAAGATAGTGACAATGTTCAAAAGAACTTTATTACTGTTAGAGTTCAGGAGAGAGTTGCTTTTGCAACGTATTTACCAAATGCGTTATGTAGAGGTACGTTTTCAACTGTTATCGCTGCTTTATAATAAAGTTAGCGTTTATAGTAAAAGAGGGGGTTTTATACCCCCTTTTTTTATGCCTTAAACTTTTTTTTAAAATAAAGTATAAAATATATTTGCTATATATAAAATATTTCTTATATTTACATTTAAAACAATAATATGAAAACAATACAATTAAAAACAAGCGAACAAATAAAAAATAAGTTTGGCGGTTTCTTTAAAAACAAAACAAATGGCAGTTGTAAGAGATAGGACCAAAAATAAAATCAATGCTAGAATAATTTATTTAAAAAATAAAGTAGATAATTCATTTAAAAAAAGACATAACTCTTTAGATAGTTTAAATTTTGACCAAAGGATTATTGGAATTAAATTTTGGATTAACGAATTAAAGAGCTGGTTAGAATTAGAAAAAAAATCTAAATGAATATAATTAAGTCCTTTAATATTTTAGTTTATTTAATAAAAAAAAGATTTAAATTAAATTCAATTTTAATTATTATTGGACTTGCTATTCTATTCGATTTATTAGTTTTTTTGACTTGGTATATATTTTTGATTTTAGAATTAACATTTTTTTACCCAAGAGAATTAAATTATTTAATAAATGAATAATAAAAATTTACGTTACTACGTTAGAATATTTTTAATCGTTGCACCTTTATTTTGGGCTTTTCGTATGGTGGTTAAATACGATGCAAATATTGACGCATTAATTATGATTCTTTTTTCCGCCATGATATTTAAAAACGCCCCCGAAGATTAATGTTAACTCAAGAAAAAATAAATCAAATAATAACGGGCGGTATGGTTTACAACCATAATAAAGAGTATTTTCATTGCCTTACTTGCGGTAAAAAAACACATAGCGAGTTTTGCGATACGGATTGTCATCAAAATTATTTATATTAATATTGTTTTTTCATTTTGATTGAACCGTCTTAAAATTAACCATTTGGACGGTTTTTTCTATCTTAGTACAATGAACCCGAATTTTCTTGGGTGCTATGCGGAACATTTATTCGCTGCCGAGTGTTCCCGTAGAGGTTACATAATATCAATGCCCGTATTACATTCCTCAACTTACGATTGTATTTTGGATATAGACGGGAGACTTTTAAAAATACAAGTTAAATCAACTAATAAGACTCCTTTAATAAACAGAAAATCAATATCGTTACCCTTACATAATAATGATGGCAAGTACACAAAAAAGAAAATAGATTGGTTTTGTGCTTATTCGGTATATTTCGGCGGGTTTTTTAATTTTCCAAATAAAGGCGATATGAAGTCAATACGATTATCAATAACGGGTAAAAATTCAATTTATTTTAATAACTTTGTATTTCTTTAGGAGTGTGTTTATGGTTTTACACACTTATAGACTGGTTTTATTGTTTGTAAAAAGTGTCTCTTTAATTAGTGGCACTTTTTTTTTTATCTTTGTTTAAAATATAAATATTATGAAAATTTTACTATTAGATGACATATTACTAAATAATGGCGTTAAAAGAAAAGGCGACATTATAGACATTGACGATTTAAACGGTCAAGATTTACTTGACAAAGGAATTGGCAAAATTCAAAAAGAACAAAAAATTAAAAAAGAAACTAAGGAATTTAAGTCCAAGAAAAAAACTAAATAATGTATCAAATAAAAATTAATAGTACAACTGGCTCTGAAGTCATTTCAACCGCTGACGTAAAAGCCTACGCAAGAATTGACACCTCTGACGATGATACTTTAATTGGCGAGATGATAAAACAAGCTAGAATTGTTTTGGAAAATTATATTTCAAGGGACATCGTAGCAAAAAACAGAACCTTTTATCGAAGTTATGTAGATGACCGTTTTGAAGTGCCTTTTGCGCCCGTTACGACTATCTCTTCGGTGACCGTTGAAAACATTACGGCAACCCATACCGTTCATGGACTAGACAAATCAATTATTGAACTAACAGAGTCACCCGCAAAAGATATGGAATTAGTTTATATAACAACGGGTCTTTCAGATAGTGCTATTAAACAAGCGTTATTACAATTCGTTTCAACATTATATGAAAATAGAGTTGATTTTATTGAGGGCAAAACTGTGAACAAAATACCAAGCTCATCAAAAGAATTAGTTTCGTCTTTTAAAGCATCTTTTATATGAACATTGGTAAATTAAACACAAGGGTCGAAGTAAAGCGGTTGACAAAAACCGCAGACACTTACGGGGGTTTTACATCAACCCAAGCAACCGCATCGACTATATGGGCTTATAAAAAGGATTCTAAGGGCGATTTTAAGACCGAAAACGGAAAACGTAGTAGATACGATGAAATAGAACTAATCATTCGTAAAAAGACCGCTAATGGGATTTTAGATACAGATTTATTAAAGTTAGTAAGTGAAGACGGAACTTATAGAATAAATTCAAAAATTGATTCTGTCGAAAAGTATTACAGTAAAATTGTTGCAACAAAAATTAAATGATAGAATTAGATAAAAAGGATATGGCTCAATTGACCCGTAAGATTAATCAGTTAAAATTAATAGATAAACAAGGTCTTTCAACCGAACTTGGTAAAATGGGTCTTATGTCTGTTAGAAAAATGAAAAAGGTTGCTCCAATTGATACGGGAAACTTACGTCAAAATATTGTTGCCTTTGTTAAATCTAAACTTTTATTTATAAGGTCAAAAGCTCCTTATTCGGGTTTTGTTGAATTTGGAACTAGATTTCAAAGACCGCAACCCTATTTTTACCCAACCATTAGGAGAGAAATAAAAGTGTTAATTATCAATATTGAAAATAGAATTAAAAAAGCGTTAAAATGATTGAGGCGTTACAATTTATCAGAAAAGCAATAATAACTCGTTTAACGGGTCAAATTACCGCTGGGGGTGGAACTGTCCCAATCTATAACAGAGTGCCATCAAATGCAACCGAACCCTTTATTAAGGTCTATTCAATTTCAAATGATGAAGTTGACCAAAATCAAACGTCTTTTACTATGGATTGCGTTACGGGAATTGAAGTCGTTACAAGTTTTGACGCAGATGACGGAGGTGAATTACAATCCAATCAAATTGTTAGTTCTGTTTTAAATTTAGTTAGAACCCGTTCGGCTGGTTATTATGATTTATCTAGTGATGGTTTCAATGTTTATACTTGTACAAACGAGGGGATTAATTATATCGAGGAGGACCAAGAGGATAAAACATATTTTAGGGCAATAATACAAATATCAAACCGAGTACAAAAAACATAAAATTATGGCATATATAAGCAATCATATATCTTGGAATGAGGCAATAAGGTCAAAGACCGCCGAAAAACACGAAATTGAAAACATTCCAAATCAACAACAAATTGTCAATATGAAAACTATTGCACAAAATATATTTGAACCTTTAAGGGTTTGGGCAAATGAACCGATAAGAATTAATAGTTTTTTTAGGTCGCCCGAACTTTGTAAAAAAATAAAATCAAAACCAACGAGTCAACATACTAAGGGTCAAGCCTTAGACATTGACGCAATGGGACAAAAAACAAATGGCGAATTATTTGAGTATATAAAAGATAATTTAAACTTTGACCAGCTTATTTGGGAGCATGGCGATAATGAAAATCCTGATTGGATTCATGTTAGTTTTGTCGATAAATTAAACAATCGTAATCGTATTTTAAAAGCGGTTAAAAAAGGTAAAAAAACAACATACGAATATTATGTTTAAAATTTTATTAGGCTTACTAAAAGGTGGGGGCAATTCTCAGAAGTCACCCGTTGGAAATTTAGCTTGGGAAATTAGAGAGGCAATTAAAGGCAAAGAACTAGACCCGACTCAAATAATAGAATTACAAACAAAAATAAATGAAGTCGAGGCAAAACATAGAACCGTTTTTGTTGCGGGTTGGCGACCATTTATCGGTTGGGTATGCGGGACTGCCTTAGCTTATAATTTTGTTATTCGTGATTTACTTATTTGGGCGGTTAATCCCGTTGAAGTTCCCCCAGCTTTACAAATGGAGCATTTAATGACCGTATTACTTGGAATGTTAGGACTTGGAGGGCTTAGGACGTTTGAAAAAATAAAAGACAAAGTTTCTTAAATATGGCGAACCCAATTTCTCAAGATTCTAAAATTAGTTTAGATATTAAGGCATTGATTGGAATGATAATCGGAATTATAACAATAGCCTCAATATGGTTTAATCTTACCGCAGAAATAGAAATGTTAAAAATACAAGTTTCAAAAATGGACGAGAAAGTAAAATCAAATTATAATTGGGTTAATAATTTTCAACCGCCAAAAGAAGTCCAACACGCAGTTGAGGAAATCAACGAAATGAAACTTAAAAATGTAGTTTTAGAATATAAGGTTTTGCAATTAGAAAAAAAATAATGCCTAAAAAATTAATCGATATCTTTGTAGAAAAAAAAAGGACAAAGAGAAAGGGAGTTCATTCTAAAAATGCAAGTAAAGGACAAACGGGATATAAAAAAAAATATAGAGGACAAGGAAAAAAAAGATAACAATTAAAAAAAAATATAAATGTCAAACGATTTATTTTATTCGGGTAATTATCAAAAGGCAGCTTTCGGAGAGTTTGGTCTAAGAATTATAACAAACGGAAATACTTCCGTTGTAGGTGAAAAATTTAACGCAATACAAGTTATTGACGATTGCGACATTTCATGCACTAATGGAACGAGTGGCGGAGATACTACAATAACTAATTTAGAGCTTGTAGTTGGTCAAATTATTTATGGGACATTTTCAGCCATAACGGTAAACTCAGGGTCAATAATAGCATATATTGAATAATGTTAGGACTTGGGCAAACGTTAGCAAAGTCGGCAAATATGATATGGTTGGCTATAAAAGATAAATGGGCGGGGTTAAATAGAAACTTTAATTCACTAAACGCCAATTGGGACGATTTATAATGATAAAAAAAATAGTAAATTTGTATAAAAATTAAGTAAATGGGAACTACATTAACAGGAACTAAGGTAAAAGATACCTATAAAAGTTTAGTAAAATTAACCGATAACGCAGAGGCATCGGCTACGGGTAAACAATTAAGTGACGGAAACGGAAACGATTTAGGTGTTTTTGTAGATACGGACGGGGTTGTTGGTATCGGAGCTGCTGCTCTTGTATCTTTGGACGTATCGGCAAAGACGGACGCAATAAGACTACCAAATGGAACTACTGCTCAAAGGACTGGGGAGTCAGGTCAACCAGCAGTCGCAGCGGGTCAAATAAGATACAATACAACAAATAATCAAATAGAGGGTTATATTGCGGGTTCTACAAATGCTTTTGTTGATTTAGGTCAAAGTGCTGGAGGTGGTGGCGATTTAACCGCAATAGTTGCTGGTGACGGTTTAACTGGGACGGATTTATCTGGACCAATTCCAACTCTAAACGCAAACGTTGATGATTCAACAATTGAAATAAACTCTGACGCTTTAAGGTTAAAGGATGCGGGGACAACACTTGCAAAAATTCAAAACGTAGCTGCTAACTCTTTATTAGTAAGGGATGCAAATAGTTCGGGAGTATTAACAGAAAAAGCGTTGACCGATACTCAAATATTAATTGGAGATGGAACGGGAATGACCGCTGCAACTTTAAGCGGAGACGTTACTTTGGCAAATACTGGGGCGGTTACTATTGCAAATGATGCGGTTGAGTTCGCAATGTTAGAGAATAGATATACCGCAAAAGTTGATATTACAACATATACGGGGGCGGTTTCAATAGATTGGTCAGCTGGTACAACTTTTAAAATGGGTAGTTCTTTGACGGGTGGTATTGAGTTTGATTTTACTAATTTTAAACAAGGTCAAGTTATTACATTTTATAATTTAACGGGAAGTCAAACAATTACTTTTGATTCTGACGCTGGGACAAGTGAAACATTTAATAAAGTTGGCGGAGTAGATTATGACGGAAGTACAACCAATATGATACAAGTTGAATGTATTGACGACTCGGCAAATGCAATATTTAACTATCAAGTTGCAACCTATGCAAGTGATACAACACCAAGTTAATAAATAAAAATATGAAAGCTAAAAATATAGACGGAACAATAAAAACGTATAATTCAACCCCCAAAAGTTGGGGGAATGTAATCGGTGGTTTTGATTTACTTACCGATAGTCAACTTGAAAGCTACGGTTTTTATAATATTGAAGATATAAAAACAACTCATTCGGACTTTGACAGTAGAATACATAATAAAGGGTCCCTAAGTTTTGATTCGGATAATAACATTTATATATGGTCCAAAGAAAATAAAACTTGGACGCAAACACTTGCCGAGCTTAAAACGCAAACCATATCAAATTTAAAATATTCTTATAAGCAAGAAATTGGAAAAACGGATTGGAAAGTTACCAAGTATTTAGAAAAAGGAGAAAGCGTTCCACAATCATTAAAAGATGAAAGAGAGGCTTTACGGGTTGAATGTAATAACCACGAAGATTCTATAAATTCAAAAAATTCTAAATCTGACGTAATTACTTACGATTTACCAAATTTTATATAAATGGCAATAAATAAAAAGTTATTTATTAAAAGTGCTGCGGGAGGTATTACACCAAGCGACCATTTTAATCCAGTATTATTTACGGGTAATAGCACAACTGTATCGACAGGTTTTAATGCTAGTACTGAAGGGGGTTTGTTTTGGGTTTCCAATAGAAACAATGCGAATGGTAATTTGTTGATAGATAGCATAAGGGGTGTGCAAGAAACTTTTTTCGGAAATGAAAATTATAACAGTTTGAATAGGAATTCAATAACTGCTTTTAATAGTTCAAGTGTTACTATTGGTAATTATAGCAGCATAACATCTGGTGGGGCAAATGTCTTATGGTCTTTTCGTGGTGGGGGTACAAGTAATGATTTTAATGTTGACGGTACGGGTTATGCAACTGCATCAGCAGCGGGGTTGACCGCAGGAAATACAACACCAACAAAGGCATCAGTAAACACTGCGTCAGGTTTTTCGATGATTCAATATGCTGGTAGTGGTGCAAGTAATCAATCAATCCCCCATGGATTATCAAATTGCGAAATGATTTTGGTAAAAAACATTGGTAGCTCAACCGACTGGCAATCATTTGCCGAACCTTTATTTGATAGGATGCAATTAAATAATGACGGTGGAGATGATTTGTCTCATGGATTCACATTAAACTCAACAACTTTTACATCGCCAAGTTTATCAGCCCCAGAATGGAACGCATCAGGACAGAACTATATGGCTTATTGCTTTACGAGTATTTCAGGCTATTCATCACTTGGAAAATATACGGGGGCTGTGGGAAAAGAAATAAATTTAGGTTTTCAACCGAGATTCGCATTAATAAAACGTACATCTTCAGCATATAATTGGCTAATTTATGATAGTGTGAGAGGTAGTTCAGGGGTTTTAAATGATAGATACGCCATACTTGTCGACTCGGGTGCGTCAACAGAGCAAACAAGTTCTGTTGTATTTGTAAATTTCACAAGTACAGGTTTAGATTTTCCTAATTCTTATGGTGGAACAAATGAAACTAGCGCAGAATATTTTTATATGGCAATAGCTTAAATGAAAAATGGAAGATTATAAGACATTTGGCGTTATGGGAACTGGTTTATTAATATCAGTGTTGGATATAATTCCAATACTCCAAATTATTGCTTTACTTGTTTCAATTGTATATGGTATAATAAAAATAAAAGATAAATTATGAATAAAAAAGAAATTTTACATTATGCGGGAGCTGCCATGATTTTTGCAATGGTTATATTTTTATTACTTTATTTAGCAAATTATCAAATTCCAAGTACTAACAAAGATATTTTTGTTTCAATTATTGGAATGATAGTTGGCTCTTTGTCGGTTGTTATTTATGCAATTATAGGGCGTAACCCTGACGAAGTTGCAACGCTACAAAATAAAAACGAAAGTTTAAAAAGTAAGATTGATGAACTTGTAAAACAAAAGGACGCTTACGAACATCAAATTATAACTTTACAAGAAAATATTATTGACAAATTATCTTTAGCGGGTGCGTCCGCTTTTGATACAATATTTGCCCTAAAAGCAAATGAAGATTGCAAAGATGACGACTGTCAAAAATCGAATAAAAAATAATCGTATATTTGTATAATAATTAATATTAAAAATTAAAATTTAAAAATATGGCAACAACTGGCGTATTCTCAGGAACTAATTTAGTTCTTAAAATCGAGGGGGGAACTTTAGGACATACAACGTCATGTTCTCTTTCATTATCAAACGACTTACCCGAAGCGACATCAAAGGACTCGTCAGGATTTCAACAAGTAATTGCGGGAGTAATTAGTGGAGAGATATCATTTGACGGTCTTGTTAAATATGACGACTCAACTAATGCAATAAACTTAGCTGACTTTGTACTTGCTAGAACTCAAATCACTTGTGTTTTTGGTACGATAGAAAGCGGAGACGCAATTTATACCGCAGAGGGATTTTTGTCGAGTGTTGAAATGAGTGCTGAAATGGAGTCTCCCGTTACTTATAGCGGTTCGATTACATTAACTGGCTCAATCGTTAAATCGACTAACTAAGATTTA